TTGGTGCTCTTAGATTCAATGAAGGGTTAACAATTGTACTGATATCAAGGTTTGTAACCTGTGCAGTATCAGAAATAATAGAACGAGTCGTTCTAATTTGTCCCTCAACATCGAGTTCAAACTCAGGATTATTAGTATTGATACCAACACGAACGTTTTCCTGTGCGTTTTTGTTTATGAATAATGCGTCTTTCTCTAATGCACCTGTACCAACAGATACCTCAATAACCTCATCACCTTGAATACTTAATGAACGAACTCTCTTATATGCTAGAGTCGCACCCGCTGTAATTATACTATTTGCTGAACCTACAAAACTTAAATTATCGTCATCTACCTTAGTTACTGTAAACTCTCCATCTACTTCACCACCACTAGTAAAGTCAATGTATAATTTATCTGATCCTATTATGCCATGTGCAACCGAAACAATATTACCCACCCCACCAGACGTTCTGCTGTACGTGGCGTTTACCCAGTTTCCTGTCGCTTTAGACCCAGATGCTTCTATCCTCTGCTGGTCTACATTAAACTTTAAACTCATCTCGTTCCTATAAGGTTATGATACGACTGTTATATCTAGAATACCAACCCACTTAACAGTTGAGCTGGAAGTCACACTGGAGACTTGGAACGTAAAGAAAGGCACTCCACCAATCTGAATTGCTGCAGGAACTACATTCCATGTTTCTTGACCTGGCGGATTGTTTCTGACTACTACTTCGTTAGAAACTACTGCAGTAGGGACACCGCCTGATGTCGTGGTTATAATAATATCAAATTTTGCTGCGTACACATAGGTGTTATTTGTAGTCTCCTGACCAAATACAGTTGCAGTAGCAAATGAAACAGAGTCATTTACTAATGGTGGTGTGTTTGTAGCGATAGGAGTGTTGCCATCTAAAGACAATTGCTGTGTGTTGTTAGCAGCATCAGTTTGTCTTTTAAGAATAAAGATATCTTTGTTAGCGTCGGTGAAGTGGTCACTCACCATGTGCATTGCAGAGATATTTTTCAGAGCTTTAGAAGTGTTCAATACTTCAGTTGCAGCAACTGCGTATCCTCCTATAGATGAAAAGTTCTTTATTGGCATGATTTTATAATACCTATGGGTTATTTATACCTTGACCTTTGTAGTTGTGAATCTACCAGTAAAGGATGTGGACGAGGTTGCTGCACTAGATTTTGTAAGCGTGATATTAACGTTAGTACCAGCAACAGCAATTGATGCATCAACTAGGTCGTTATCAGATGTTACTGAGTTTGTTACGGTGGCATGTGCAGTAGTTCCTGCTGCAGCACATATAGATGTAATCTCCAACATATGAACTTTACCATCGTTACTTTCTATAGTTACTAATGTCTTCGCACCTTTGAATGTTGTCTTATTAAATTGTGTGATAGCAGTGTTAGCAGTAAATGATGTTAACTGTCCACCCTCTACTCTACAGTCATCAAGTTCAACAAAATCAGCAGTAGAATCAAAGACTGTTAGGTAACTTTCTGTACCACCGTTCCATCCTCTGTTGATTTTCCATGCTGCCTGTGCACCGTTAGCATCCAAACTAACGAAAGGTTTGGAATCTAATTGAGTTACATAATCTTGCTGAATAACATCAAGTCTTGCAAATGGACTCTTAGTGCTTGAGAGTGCTGTAACTGGGAAAGTGACATCATTTGCAGGAGTAGCACCACCAAGTAAGTCACCACCAATTGTAATGATTTCTCCAGTTTCATAGTTACTACCGCCAGTTGCGATGTTTATTTGGTCTATGTTTCCACTTCCATTAGTGGTGACATTGAATGTTGCTCCTGTACCTTCAAACTGACCAGTTGATACCACACCGTTATATGTTTGTGATACACCATAAGCACCAGTGCTTGATGTCTCAGTTCCAATCGTTGCTATTGTACCTTGTGTAGGAACTCCTCTTAGTCTTAGTCCGTTAGCAACTTCAAAGTCTTTCTTAGACCTAAAGGATGCTATGTTAGCACCTTGGAATGTAACTGAGAATGGGTTACCAGCAGCGGTTCCGTTAAAGATTGCTGTGCCAGGTACGTCAAATTGTTTTGCATTCTTAAGAGTAAACTTATCTTTATCAAGTGATAAGCAATTAACACCTTGAGCAAAGAACTCAAATGTATCTTCGTCAGCGTTTGGTGAAGACTCAGTTAATATGTAAGTATCTTGGTCAACGTCACGAACACCACCTAGAGATACAAAGTCATTTCCATTGTATCCTTCAAACTGTTGTTGTGTGCTGTTGAATCTAATTGCACCCGCAAGTCTATCTACGGTGCTTGGTCTTTGGTTAGTTGTACCAGATGGAATTATAAATGCACCTGTACTGTTAACCCAAACACTCTTTCCTCCTGCTGGTTTCAATACAAGACCTTGACCTTGGGTGTCAGTAACAGTAACAGTGTTTCCAGAACCACCACCGATTGCTCCTGAGTCAAGTGTTATTGTATCACCAATGTAGTAGTTAGAACCTCTAGCAGATGCTGTTGGAACTACAGATGTAATTGCACCTCCAGAAACTACAACTGTAAATGTTGCTCCAGTACCCTTTCCGTTTGATGTAGATGTTACGCTACTGTAACTACCGTTTGTATATCCAGACCCAGTTCCTGTAACTGTACATGTAACAACCTCACCAAATGATGATGTTCCACCTGTATCAGAGTTATTGATTGTGCTTCTTTGAATCTTTAATGCACCATCAACTTCTAAGTTACCCTTAATATCAGTATCACCAGTTAAACTGTTTATACTAAACTGCTCTGTGGTTCCATCAGTTACTGAGAATAATATATCTGTACCACCTTTTAGAACAAGATTACCAGTTCCTTTTGGTGTAAAAGTAATATCAATGTTTTGGTCAGCACCTACAGCACTAATTTCAGTAGCATTGTTTATTGATAAGGCAGATTGTACAGTACCTATAACTGTTGTTTCTGTAGCAGGGTCAACCTTAAAGTAAGGATTTGTTGCACCTAGTAATGAATCTACAGTTAAAGGTGTAGCAGTATCAATAACTGCACCTAATCTAATTTTTTGTACACCCGCTACAGAGAAACTAAATTCGTTAGCAGCAGACCTGTAGAAACCAGTTGTATCTTCTGATGCTAGAACAAGAGTTGGTGCAGCAGCTGTACCACTCTGTAATTTTACCTTAGCATTGTCAACAAAGTTAGTTGCACCATTTGCAGTCAAGTCACCGTTAAGAGTTGTCAATCCTCCTACAGTTAATGTTGTACTGAAACTTGCTCCTGCCTGTCCAGTCAAGTCTCCTCGTAATGTTGCAGTACCAGTTGTTAATGTATCATTGGATAATGTACTTGTTGTTGATGCTCCAGAACCACAAGTTAGAATACCAGTTTCTGAGAATCCATATTCTGCAGATTTTAAAGAACCATCCGCAGCAATCGTTGTAACCTCAGAAGTATCAATGGTATTTGCTTTTAATGCAAAGTTACTACCATTATCACCTAAACCATTGAAGTTTGTGGTATCAAATACTATGTCTTGTCCTTGGAAGAATGCAGAACCACCAGATGATAATACTGCAGAGAATATATAACCTACCTTAGTAACAGTAAACTGGAATCCAGAACCTCCACCAGAACCTACGTCAGCATCATCAACAGTAAGAACGTCACCTACAGTATATCCACTACCTGATGATACAATGTCAGTTACTGAACTAATACTTGTATCGTTAGCACTTACAGTAAATGTAAATCCAGTTGTGTTTCCTATTAATGATGAGTTTCCAACTTTAACTACGTCTCCTGCCTTCCAACCAGTTCCTTGTCCACCAGTTGAGAATGCAACAGCAGTAACTGCACCACCGCCACCAACAGTAACATCTATTTGTCCACCAACACCATATACACCAGCAGCACCAGTTGTAATTGTGATGTAGGAACTCTCAGACATAGACTGTCCGTGACTTGTACATGTATAGTAAACAGTGCCTGTGCTTGTAGGTGCGTTTTGTAGAACAACAAAGTCTACAAATGCTCCTGCAGTACCTGGCGTTCCATATTCTCTGATAGCATAGTTTGCAGTATCTGCTAATGTAATAGCATCAAATGATATTGGGTGATTTGTATTACTACTATCAGACATATCCATACGATATGTGTTACCCCTTACAAAGGTCAAAGCTGGTGCTTCTTGTGGACCTGATCCTGTGTCTATGAAATATCTGTATGTCTCAACGGGTGCTTGTACTAAACTTCCACTACCACCAGATGTAAAGTTGACTGTCTCACCCTGTTGGAAAGGTCCGTTTGCTAATGATGAGATAACATAGTATGCAAACTGTCCTGCACTATCGACATAAGATACAGTTGCAGTAGCACCTGATGTTGCACCAGTTGCTGTGTCGCCAACTGCAGCAGTTCCAGTTATTCCTCCAGTAGAATCAAATTCTAATAGTCCACGGTTTTGTACCGTTACTGGATATGTTGCTGCAGGAGAATTTGGGTATATGTCTATTTGTTGATATGTTCCTTCTGTACCACCTGTACCAGCAGTGGTGATTGTTCCAGATAATCCAGCAACTGTTAGAGTTGCAGTAGCACCCGTTCCTGTTCCGCCATTTAAAGTTACGTTCTGATAAGTTCCAACTGCATATCCAGAACCACCAGATAAAATATTACCACCAAAAGGTAGGACAGTAATACTTGCCTGTGCTCCAGAACCAGAACCACCATTGATTTGGACTGTTGGTGCGGTTGAATATCCTTCACCACCAGATGTCAATGTAATCTCTGATACCTGACCTAATTCTGTGTCTAGAGTTGCACTAGCAACTGCAGCGTTAGTATTTGCTCCAACAAAACTTACTTGAGGTGTCTGTGAATATCCATATCCTGCACCAGTTAATGTAACACTTGCAACAGCATAAGTCATGTTTGCAACTGTCGCAGCTGCTCCAGAACCATTAGGGTCGTTAGTGTTTGCAGTGATTACTAGTGATGGTGTGGTAGAAAATACCGCAGTACCAGTTGTTTGTATTGACCTTACTTCACTACCAAGGTTTACAGTAATTGATGCGTCTGTAATTCCAGCACCTGTCTCACTGATTGTAAGAGTTGGTGCAGCACCAGTTACATATCCAGAACCTCTGTTTGTAATAGTGATTGCACTAATGTAACCACTTGTCACTGTTGCTGTTGCGGTGGCAGTTATACCAACAAGGTTGTGTATTTCATTTGGAGTTGCAGCAGCAGTTAATGATATTGGAGAACCACCAGATGTTGCTGATAACTGTAAAGTATTATTTGTTGTATCTCTGTTTACAATATAATAAGTGTTACCATTAACAAGACCATTTAAGTCTGAGTTACCATTATTATCGTAAGTACATGCATCGCCATTTACAAAATCAGATTGAGTAAATGTGATTGTGTTTGCTGCTGTAGATATAGCAGAGTTAGCATCAAATGCTTTTGCTGGAGGTGCACTTAGAGTTAAGTTTGGTGAACTGTATCCAGAACCACCACTTACTATAATAAGAGATGCAACTCTTGCACCTGTACCTAAACTAACAATGAAACTTACGTTACCTGTGACAGGAGTTATGTTAGTTGTGACGTCAGGTGTTTGGATGTATAAACCATTACCTTCATTAGTAACATTAACTACACCAATAGAACCATTAGCTGCTAATGTAGCAGTCGCTGTTGCAACTTGGTCTGGGTTTGATAGTAAAGGAGCGTTGTATTGCCCTGCATCGTATGCTGTACCCTCATTAACAATAGTAAGTCCAGTTGTAAGGTTTAATGCCTTTTTGTTTATCGCAAAGTTTTTGTTGGAGAAAATACCATAAGAGGAGAAACCCGCTTGTGTATACGAACCAACTGTAAATGCACAAGATGAGTTACCTGTACCTAGAATAGATGCTAGTCTATTAGATGCAAAGTATATGTTCTCAGGTGCAACTACCTGACCATTAAGAGTAATATCCTCATCACCAGCTGGGTCAAGGATTATCTTACCAGAAGTAGATGTTAAACTGTTACCAGCAAGACGTAAGTTACCTGTCTCAACGTATGCAGGATATATGTTTGTAGTACCTGTCTCATCACTTAATGTAATGTTTGCAGCTGACTGAGCTGATGATGTTGCTTGGAATTGAACATTACCAGTTTCTTGGTCTACTGTAAATGCATCACCTACACGGAAGTCACCGTCTTGGTCTGTAGATGAATATAGAACTTTACCACTATTAAGTTCTTCTACCTCATTTGCTTGTACTGCTAGAGATGGGTCATTGGTAAAGTCAGGACCTGCTCCAACATAACCAAAGTTATGTGCAGTTAAAATTAGTTTTGTACCAGCACCGTCTGCCTGTACACCTTTATTACCGTATACACATGCAGATGCAACTGAACGCATCTCTGCACCAAATGCAGAATAATCTGCAGTGGTTACAACAGTAGCAGAGTCACCACCACTAGAACGGATGTCACTGGTTCCACCAGAACTATCTGTAAAAATTGTAGTAGCATCATTACCACCACCATGTAATAGTAATACAGTAAAGAGGTCTGATGTGAACTCACTAGTTGTAGGAGTAAAGTTACCAGAGTATGAACCTTGTGCTTTCTTGATTCTTACTTCATCAATATGACCGTTGAATGCTTCAGCAGGAGATGTTGTGTCATAGTTAGAACCAATGACAACAGGTTTTGTGTCACCGTAATTATTTGTGTCAGTGTAACTAGAACCTAACTCTGTACCATCTAAGAATAATCTTGTAACACCATTACTTCTAGAAACAGCAACGTGATACCATGTATTAACAGATAATGTTCCACCATTGATTTGAGATGTATTTCCTACAGCATATCTTAGTGCTGTACCATCCATGTATACAGTTGGTGCTGTATCGGTAGCAGAAGCGTTTCTAAGGTCGAAGATACGCTGTGTACCTGTCACACTAGCAGGACGTATAAATGCCTCTAAAGTCCAGTTTGCAGTACCAAATCCAAAGTCTGCATTAGTAGGAACTTGTAAGTTATCCTGAGTACCGTCAAAGATGATAGATGAACCACTAAACTTGCTCTGTCCAGTATCAATCTGTGTGTCACCAAATCTACTTAATGTCTTTGCTGGTTTAGTTGTGGATACAAACTCTCCAGTGCCCTTACCTGTAATATAAACGTATGTACCATCGTTAGATGCTACAACACCACGACCAACTGCTTTCTTGTAAGTTACGTTGCCCGCTGCAATAGTTCCTGATGAACTATCAGTATATGTAAATGTATTATTGTCTACCTTTGTAATCTGATAGAAGTTATCTGTAGCACCACCACTGATATGGTCTGCATAGATGTAATCGTTAGATACTAAACCATGTGCAGTACGAGTCAGTGTAACTGTTGTTCCTGCTCTTGCATACGTTCCTGACTGGAAACCATCTTCTAACTGATATGTAACTTCATTAGTGGAGAATGTTCCACTAGTTCCACCTAGTTTTAATCTTGTTTGTCCTGTGCCATATTTACCTGTAGCACCTTGAACTGCCTGTACACCAATAGAAGCAAAGTAGTTGAAGCAGTTTAACCACTCAACTCTTATACCATTGGTCATGTATAATCCGACACTACCAGGTGTAATAAATGTACACTCGTTGAATAGTACGGATGCGTTTAATGAATTAGAGTCTACATTGGCACCATCTAGTTTTGCACCTCTACCAGCATCACCCTGCGAGAATCCATAAGGGTCACTACTAGAAACTACACTACCTTTTGTCGAGACTGTAACTCTTTCTACATATGGACTTGTAGTAGAGTCCATTGATGAACCAATAACAAAACCGTATCCAGTGTCAGCACCACTAGCATACAAGAAATCCTTTAATGTAAAATCGGAGACATGGCAATCTCCATTTAATACTATCGCATTATTACTCTGCGTAGCATTGGTTGGTTTTATAATTGTCGAACGTAAATTAGTACCACGAACGGTTACACCGTCAGGTATTGTAATTGGAAATACTTCTTGATATTCGCCAGGTGCAATGACTACAGTATCACCAGAACTACACTTAGTAAGTGCCTTTGTAATCGTTAGAAATGGTGTATCTGGATGTTTACCATTATTACCACCATTACCTAGCAAGTCATTATCTGAACCTACCGTTGCAACATAAAATGTCTTACCCTGACCATTTGTAATGTCAGCATTAAGCATCGCAGTGGTGATTTCACCGACTGCGGGTTCAGCGTTAGCGACTTCAACAATATTTGAACCGTCTCTAACATATATTTTTTTGTCTGCGGTATTTACCGCAACTTCTCCATCAAGGAGTGTCGAAGTCGTCGGAGCTGCTGACGCTGTGCTCGACCTCTTCAGTTTGATTCTCGTTGCCATCTAAAGCAGTCTCATTAGGATTTTGTTCGGTTATAGTATTTAACTGTGCTTGCAAATCAGCGATTTGAGCTTCCAGCATCACATTTGTTAAAGTCAGGTCAGAGATTTTTTTCTGTAATGTGTTAATAACAATTTGTACGTTCATGTTTAATTAAGGATCAAAATGTTCCACCATCGAGGGTATTACTCCATACAGGTACGCCAGCCGCTGTGACTGTTAATACTTGGAATGAAGTTGTAGCATCATCGCCTGTGCCAGGTGATGCCATGTTAGCAGCAGAGGTTACTTGTAATGCACCAGCGTTGTTTCCGTATACAATACCGTTTTGTACAAATTGACTTGCACCTGTACCACCGAATTGTACTTCTAAGTCAGTATCTAACTCAAGGTCACCTAGTACAACTGTACCACGGTTACCATTTACTCCGAAAACTGTTCCTGTATCGGTTGCATCTTCAATGAATGTCCATGCACCGTTACCATCTGCACCTCCAGTTCTATCATAACCGAAGAATCCAAATTTAGCAGCAGCACCAGTGTAGTAGTGAACTTTAACACCACGGTCAAGTGCGTCGTTGCTTGATCTTGTTACGGTTAATTGAGTACCAGATGCAATGATTGCATTAGTTGCTTGTGATAATGTAAGTGTCTTAGTACCAGTGTTGATACTTGAAATTGTTGTGCCACCAGCGATTCCAGATGCAGCAGTGATTGCGTCTCCTGCAGCAATTCCTGTAACCTTGTCAACAACGATTGTAGTTGAACCACTAGAAGTAGAACCATCAGATGATAATACTGTTGTTGGGTCTCCTAATTCGATTGTTGGGTCGTTAACAGACATTGATGCACTGTTAACAGTTGTGGTTGTACCATCAATTTGTAGATCACCTTTAATAATAACTAGACCTTCTGCGTCTCCCCCAGCTGGAAATGGGTCAATAATCATCTCTGTACCAGAGGTAGTAGAGATTACATTACCGTCCAGTTTCAAACTGTCGATTGTGAATTGTCCTGTTTGAGCAATATCAGCATTGATATTGGTCGTTCCGTTGAATGTGACGCCATTAGAAAATACAGTGGTAGAGTTAACAGTCAGACTGTCGCCACCCGCATCACCAACTGTAGCATCTCCTTCAACGAGAAGAGACCCAACAGAAGCTTTGCCAGCGATACCCGCTCCACCAACGACTTGTAATGCCCCAGATGTGCTATTTGTTGAAGCAGTAGTATCGGAAATTTTAATGGAAACTCCATTATCGTACTCCCAATCTGCTCCATCTACTCTTACTTTGTCTAGAGTAGTTTCATCATAACGAATGCCACCGTCTTTATTAGTACCGAAGTACAAACGCATGTCATCTTGGATACGTAAATCAGGAGAACCAGCTGCTCTCTTGATGTCCAATGCTGCATCACCGTCTGTAAAGACTAGTTCTACATCACCAGTTGTACCAAACTCAAGTTCTTGCCCGTCTTCTATGACGAGTTTTCCAGTGCCATTGGCACGGAAGATCAAGTCTGCGTCAGTGGTCGAGGTTGTTATGACATTTGCATTAAGAGTAATGTCGTCAACGTTCCACTGATCTATTTTTGAATTACTGTCAACTATGACAGATGAGTCAGCTGTAAGTGTCCCATGAACATGGTCTAGCATGTCCATAAAATATCTACCACCTACAACCTGTGCAGCACCGTTATTGTCCCCTATGAACAAACGGTCACCACTATTTGCTTGCGTTCCGTTCGCACCAGTCGTAATGGCTAATTCACCAAAGGTAATTGTGCCTGGTGCAACAGAACCCGTACTCCTTTTAATTAGGATATTTGATGCCATTAGAAGCTACCTCCATTAATTGTTACGTTGCTCAAAACGTTTGTTGCTACAAATTTTGTATTAGTCCCGTCATATACAAGAATAGATCCATTCGCTAATCCACCTTGCGATGTATCCGTCAAATCTACGTCTGACAGACCTCCTAGTGAACCACCACCGCCACCAGCAGCGACACGTGTAACTTTTGGAACCGATTGATCCCCGAATCTTAACCTTGCCATTAGAGTGTTACTCCTTCAAGTACGCTTACAGAACCTTCTAATACTCTGGTTTTTTGACCAGTAGTAGAAGTAATAACGACATCATATACATATCTCCCTGCCTTCATTGCAGTCGTAACAGAGTTACCAAGAGATAATTGGATTTGTCCAGAAGTAGCTGGTGACAATATTGCACCTGTTACTGTTGTGGACGTACTACTTGTGTAGTGTTTTTTTATCTTACATGCAACTGTGTAACCAGACAGGTCAAACAACGTACCGTTATCATTCTCGATTGTGAAATCGGTAACAAAATCAGCACCCTGATAAATTATTAAATTTGATATAGCAGATGCCATAAGACAATAGTATTCCTATATTATTTAGCTTAGGATTATTTATGGTCTTTGGACACTAACCCCCTTACTATTTCTTTAAGTTCATCAAGTTCTGCTTTCACTTCTTCTAACTCTCTATCCTTCTTCTTTGCAGCAGCACGTGCTTTCTTATACGCCTCATACCCAGTAGAGTCCGTATTCACTATCGCATTAGACTTTGGGTCTCTACCTAGAGTAGTATGACCCTCTACAGGAATTAACTCCGTCATGCTAGAGCAATTCCTCTAAAGTCTCTAACTCTAGGTATGTATGGTTGGTCATAACCGAGTAGACTGATTTTAATTTGGAATCCATCAAACTCATCTGTATCCTCTACGGTATACTCATAATCTGTAAATGTTTCCAAATCATTCTGTGGAATTAATCTTCCGATGTCTGGTACACCTGTACTATTAAAGTATCTAAATTCTAGTTCATCTAGGTTTCCAGCAAAACCAACAGGAACCAACTTAAACATCACGACAATCTTAGACTGTTCAAAGGTATTTGCAGCAAGCATAACCTTAAGTCCAGTAGCACTCTTCTCTAGTTGTGCAACCTTAGTGATGTAGTTACCCGCACACTCTCCACCGATACCAGCAGTAGGTTCGATGTTGTTGTATTGGTTAGCATGTGTAATGATTGAACATCTAGTCAAATCAATTACAGGTGATAAGTGTGATACCTCAGATGAGAGATTCAACTCCATAGTAAATGACTTGGTG